CTGGGTGAGCTCGATCACCAGCGGCAGAAGCTCGCTCGCGAACACCATCGCGAGTCCCTTGCCGACGAAGCCGAGATCCTCGAGGGAGTCCTGCGCCTTCACGGCCTGCTTGACCGTCGCTTCGCTCAGCACGATGCCGAGATCGCGCGCGCGCTGACGGAGCTCTTCAACATCGTCGAGCATCCGGCCGACGCGCAGACCGGCTTTGCCGAACGCTGCAGCCACGAGCACGTTCCGCATCTGCGGCGTCAGCCCCTTGGCGGCACGCGTCAGGATGTCGAAACCCTCTCCGGTCGTCTTCGCCGCGCGAAACTGCGCAAGGAGCGCGGGAGCGTTCTTCTTCAGGAGGGTGTTGAGCGGACCTGCCTTCAGGCGGACTAGTCCAAGGGCCTGCGCGAACTTCCGCATGCTCTGGTCGAGCATCTCCGTCGGAATCCCTGATCGCTCGGCTGCGAAGCGCAGCTCCTGCAGCTCTTCGACGGTGAGCCCCGCCGATGCTGCGGCTTCGTCCAAGGAGTCCGCGCTGCGAATGAACTTCGCCATGCCGGCGACGGCAGCGACACCAAGAGCGGATCCCACGAAGAGAGCGTTGCGCGCGAGCCGCGCGAGGCTGGTGCCGACGCCCTGCGCCTTCTCCATCACCTTCGAGAAGCCGCTGTTCTTGTTCAGATCTGAGAATGCGCGCGACAGATCACGCACCGGCTTCTGCATCGCCCGGAGCCGCGTGCTGACCTTGCTTACGGTCCCTGTGACTCGATCAACACCGCGGAGGACGATGATGACGGGGTTGAGCTTGCTGCCCATGGATCGCCTCCGCGCGCTTGAGCCAGAAGACCATCTGGCGAAAAGTCATGTCCCAGAGCTCGCGCTCGGAGAAGTGGAAGACGTAGGCGATCGGACCGATGGCGTCGGCCCAATCTAGCGGGACTACTCCGAGGACTCGTCCGATGGCGGAGACGCTTCCTGAAAACCCAGCTCACCCAGCGCCGCCAGCGCCGCTTGGTAGTCGTGCGCGGAGAGGTTCAGGATCGTCGAGTATGGGACCTTCGAGCACGCGGCGAGCAGGTAGTTCGTCTTCTGGATCTCGCCCTTCCCGCGGTCCATCGCTTCGAACTCACGCGCGCTCGGCTCCTGGATCGTGAGCTCTGAGACCTCGACGCCGTGCGCCTCGACGGGCTGCTCGAGCGCGACCTTGACGGACTTCCGTTCCATTACGAGAGCTCCTCCGCACGCTCGGCAGCGAAGCGCACCTGGATCGCGCCCTCACCCGAGTCGAGACTTCCCTCGGCGGTTTGCGTCGCGTTCGCCAGCACCCAGGCCTTTCCGTTCGCGAGCTCGGCGGTGATCGTGACGCCCTCGAGCCCGAGCAGCTCCTTCACGTCTAGATCGGGACGATCGCGAATCGTCCCCTCGAGCACGGCGGCCTGATACGTGTGCTTGAAGGCGATCGACCCGTCGGGCCCGACGAGCTCTTCCTTGCGGACGACACCCGGGTTCAAGGTGAAGTCGCCGGCGAGCGCGTGCATCGTGCCGTCGATCTTGAACACGATCGTGCCGACGCGGATGTTTGCCATGGGATCTCCTACAGCACGAAGCCGAACTGAGCCGCGACGACGAGCAGCTGGTTCATGAGATCCGGCGGTTCGAGCATGTCGAGCCGGTTCGGATCAGTCGCGTTCCGCTCGGCGACGAGCTCGCGCTTGAACTGAGCGAGACCCTCGACGAGACCGACCCGCTCCCAATCCATGAACAGCGCGATCGCCTCGGCCTTCGCGATCTTCGGCGTGACGACTGGCTGCCCCGGTCCGAAGTTCGTGCCGTCCGACGCCAGCTTGTGTCGCGGAAACTTCTGCGCGAAGCGGGCGCGCCAGCTGAAGCGGAGGTAGCTGAGCGTCATCACCGAGTTCAACGCGAGGTAGCTCTCGTCCGGGAGGCCGGCCGCGTTGCGCTGGTACATCGTGATCGGCCGCTCGATGCACACGACCCCGCCCGAGTCGACGACGAACGTGCTGATCCCATCGTAGAGGAGCAGATTCCGCTCGACTGCGGTGAAGCGATCGAGCGGCTTCGGACCGAGGATCCCAGGCAGTGGCAGCGTCGTGAACGGGCGCGCCGGGTCGATCTGACCGTGCTCCGCAACGGTGCCCGCGATCGACGCCGCTACCTGGTACGTGGGTGCAGGCATGGGCGGCACGCCGAAGGTCACGATATGCGGCGAGTTCCGCGCGTCTCCGAACGTGCCGAGCGTCCCCTGGGTGCCGCGCTTGGCGGCGATCGCGCGACCGTCGACCGGCCGATCCGGACCCCAGCGATCGTCGAGCTCCGTCTCGAGCAGCGCGAGGTTCGCGCTGTCGGTGTAGGGGAGCGCGATGATGTTGTACCACTCGTCTCCCATCGCATCGATCAGCGACGCGAGGCTCGGATTCGCGGTGCCCCCGGACATCGCTACGACCACCGCGGCGATCCCGGTCGGCAGCGACTGGTCGTCGTGGTAGTTCACGCGCAGATCGATGTCGTTTCCCACCTCACCCTTGTGCCGCGCGGTGAGATTCACGACGCCGCTGCCGCCCGAGCTCGCGGTGACCGGCAGGGAGGCGTTCGCGTTGATCGCCGTGATGAGGGCGGTCGCGATCGACGCGGCCGTCGACACTGTGGTCACGGCCGCCTGGATGAGGGTGCCGGCGATGTAGACGTGCACCGTGCCGGCCGCGGTCGGCGCCCCGCTGATCGTGATCGACCCCGCGGCCGTGGCGCCGGCGGCATTGTCGTCGAGCGCGATCGCCCACGACTCCGTCAGCCGGTTTGCGGCTTTCAACGCGACGAACATGGCGTGCAGCATCGAGCCCTGGCCGAAGAAGGTCTTGGCCTCGGCATCGCTCGCGACACGCACCGGTGTCAGCTGCGCGATCGTGCCGGCCGTGAGCCGCTGCCCGATCACGAGGATCTTGAACGGCATGCCGACCAAGCCGCGGATGGCGTTGGCATTGCTGAACTCGGCGTAGAATCCCGGCACCCGCTGGTTGGCAGGGATCCGCTCGAAGGGGATCGTCATCGCCTACTCCTTGGCGCTCTTGGACTTGGTAGGCGTTGGTGTCTCCTCGACCAGGATGACGTCACCGAGCCGAAGGCGTCGATTCCAGAAGCCGTCGTTGGGAACGATGACTCCCGCTTCCGGGATCGGAGCCTTTGTCACTGGATCCCGCACCTTGGCGCCGGGAGCCGGTCGCACGAAGATCGTCTCCATCACGTCTCCTCGAAGAGGACGTCGTCCTCCGCTTCTTTCTGTGCGTCCGGCTTGGTGAAGTTCCACTCGTTGTGGATGCGCTGGAGCTGATCGCTCGGGTCGACGCTGACCTCTTCACCGTAGGTGGCGGCGAAGTTCACGCTCACACCGCCGAACTTCTTCGCTGCTGAACTGTCGTACCGCGGCTCTGACCCGACGTACACGAGATCATCCGCGTTCTGCCCGAGATACTTGTCCGGGCCGATGATGACCTTGCGGAGGAGCTTCTCGATGCGCTCGCAGCGCTCTTCGGCATCCTCGCCACCGTCGATCACAACGATGGAGATCTCGACGGTATTCTTGAGAATGCGCGGCGATTCGGCCCAGATATCTGCTGACTCGGTACGCGTCCTGACGTTCAGCGCCGGCAGCTCCGTGTAGTCGGATGACTGGAACGAGTCTTTGCGCTCGGAGAACACGCGGTCGGCTGCGTCGGTCGCCGCAGCCTTCAGCTTGGCGACGATGTAGCGTCGGATCGTCGTACGCTGTAGCAAGCTATCGTCGGCATCGACGCTGAAGAGGCCGCCGGTGACCGCCTCGAGACCGCTCCCCGAGAAGAGCCCGTGGGTCGCGATCGAGATCGGATCTGGCATCGGTCACCGCCTAGTCGGGGATCTTCAGCATGAGCCGCACCCAGCCGGAGTCGTCCGGACCCTCCGCCCCTTTCACCTCGTGACTCTCGCCACGGATCGTGAGCGTGGCACCGCGGCGCGGCGCGTCGGGCAGATCGGCCTCGAGCACGTCGTACCGGTGCTCGAGCGAGGCGACGATGTCGTCGTCGACGACGACGTCGATCGGCCGACGGATGTAGATCCCGTTCAACGCGATCGGCGAGCCGCCCGGCGGCGTGTACGTCGCGGGCACGTCTTCGCCGAGGTGGAGCTGGCAGGCTGCGTTCAGCCGTGCCAGGCGGTCCGCGAGTCCCACGCCAGGATCAGGTGCGCTTCGCGGGGATCAGCACGCGCGGACGGGTGCAGAGGTGGATCCACTGCGACTGCAGACGGACAGTCCGCTTGTGCCTCGGATCGGTGCCGTCCGGGTTCATGATCGCGTAGCGCGGCAGGCCGACGGTGTTGACCGTCTCGAAGTACTCCGCCGGCGCGTAGCGCGAGATGAAGAGCTCAGGAGTGCCAACCGGGAAGATGTGCGCCTTGTTGGCGGCGACATACGCCGTGCCACCAACGGTTCCGGTGTACTCCTCGAACTCGATTCCGCCGAAGCTCACGACGCGGACCTGCTGACCACCAGCTCGTGTGCGCAGCTGCGCAGCTTCGGGCCAGTTCAGGTACGTCGCCCGGTACTCGGGATGCGCGACCAGGTCGTCGAAGAACTCCGGGGAGCACATCGCATGCACGTTCGAGTACGGGAGCCCACCGAGCTCGGTCTCGACCTTCCGGATCTGCGCGGTGCATGCCCTGCGCAGCGCGCCCGATGCCGGCGCCGCGTTGTCGAGGTCGAAGTCCACCTCAGTCTGCGCCGCCACGCCGAACTCCGTGAAGAGATCGAAGAGCGTCGAGCCGTCCGCGTCGAGCACCGTGCCCTTCAGTGCACCGACCCGGTGATACTCCTCCGTGGCGTCCACGCTCGAGTTCATCCGGCCCGTTCGCCGATCGATCTCGGCCTGCAGCGTGTCGAGCTCGCTCTCGGAGCCGAACGCGCGCACGTTCTGCACCTCATCAGCGGTGACCGTGTCCTCCACCGCCACGCGCACGGTCGAGAGCTTCCGGAGGTTCCGGCCGTCCTTGACGTTCTGGACGGCAGGCGCGTTGCGCGCGGTCGTCTGCACCAGGACGAGCGTGTTGCCCTGGCGCTCGATCGAGATGTCGGTCGTGCGCACGCCCTCCGACTGGAAGATCCCCAGCGCGCCGATGCGCATCGGCTTGTGCGGCTGGTCGAGCAGGCGCGCCGTCAGCGACTGCATTCCGAACGCGTTGGAATTGAAGACGTCGAGACCCGGCATGGGCTCTTCCTCCGAGAAACACGAGAGGCTGCACCGGACTTCCGGTACGGCCCGCGTGGCCGCCGTAGTGGCGTGGGTTTGAGAGCGCCGATCACTCGGCGCGGTGGATCAGCGCTCGCGGATACCGAGGCGGTTCAGCTGCAGGAGCGCGTCTTCCTTCTGGTCCGCAGTGAAGCTGGCAGGCCAGACGAGCTCGGATGCGTTGACCTCGCAGTCGCGCACGTAGACGAGACCGTTCTTCGCGTCGGTGCCATCGAGCGCGGTGATGTCCTGCGCGAGGATGCCGGAAGCGTTCTGCTCGCCGAACGTCCCGGCGGCGTCGATCTGCAGGTACTTGTCCGTACCGACGGACACCTCGAGGTCGAACCCGTCACCAGCCGCGAAGTCGGTGCCGCCGTCGGCGAGGGTGAATGCCAGCCCTCCGCTCGAGAACGCGGCGGCCACGTTCCCGATCTCGACGATCAGTCCGTCCGGATCGAACAGCTGGAAGAGGCCCGCGCCGGCCGCCGCGGTGATGATGGCGAGCCGGTAGACGCCGCGCTTGACGACAGCACTGGTGGTGATTGCGCCCATGACACCGTTTCCGACGTTGCCGGGCCAGGCCACCGCCGCCGCGGTCGCGCCGGACAGACGCTTGCCGACGACCATGCCAGCCGTGAGCGGCCGCGTGGAGCCAGAGCCGCTGAGGATGATGACGTTCTCGCGCGATCGCGTACCCGGCGCCTCCGAGATGAGGAACGCGAGTGCATGCTGTCCTTCGCTGAAGTTGGTCGGCGGCATGGATCACTTCTCCTTCGGCGTCTCGACGCCGTTCCAGCGGCGGTAGATCGCCGCTGTGTCGATCTTCGGGATGCCTTCCTGCCCGCGACCCGGATCCGCGGCGCTGAAGATCTCGTCGGGACTCGCGGCCGCGCGCGCGTCGGTGATGCGCTTGCGCCAGGCCTCTTCGGTGAGGTTCGCGTCCGCGATGAGCGGACCCGCGAGCTGAGGCATGCCCACGAGTCGGCAGGCGTCCGTGATCGCGTTCGCGCGCGCCTGCATCTCTAGGATCGCGGCCGCGCGCCCCTCACCGCGCGCGCGGTCGATGCTGATCACTTCGGCACCGGCGGCAGGAGGAGCCGCAGCCGCAGCGGCCGTCGCAGCAGCCGCAGCCGCAGCAGCCGCAGCCGCTGGATCCGGCGTCGGTGCCGGAGACGGAGTCGGTCCGGGAGTCGGGGTCAGCTTGGTCGTCACGCTTGCCTCCTGGGCGGTTGCCCGGTTCTGATCTTCTGCGGACGGGACGTAGACCCCGCGCGCCTGCGCCTTCGCTGCGAGCTTCTCGATCACGTCCGCTCGGATGGCGATCTGGTCGACCATCTCAAGCCCGCGCGCGGCGCCGGCGAGGTAGATCGCCGCTTCCTGCATGCGGATCTTCTTGTCGGTGAGCGCCGGCCGCCCCTCATGCACGCTGTCGATCAGCTCGACGAACGCGCCTTCAATCACGCGCTCCATCGTTGCGCGCGCCTCGTCGCTGAGCGGCTGGTCGTTCAAGAGCTCGCCCTTGTGGCGTCCCGTCGTGACGTGAGTGACGACGATCCCTTCCTTCGCGTACATGCCGGAGTAGTCGACGTGCGACCAGATCACGCCGAGGCTTCCGAGGATCGACGTGTTCTCGTTCGCCGCATAGAGCTGCGACCCCTGCGCCGCGAGGACGTAGGCCGCCGATGTCGCCTGCTGGCCGGCGAGAGTCCAGAGCGGCTTCTCCGCGCGCACCTCGCGCATCCGCTCGCACAACGCGAAGAGCTCCGCGTGCACGACGCCGCCCGGGCTGTCGATGTCGAGCAGGATCGAGTGCACGCCCGCCGCGGCCGCGAACTCGTTCACAGCGGTTCGGATATCGGTGTAGTCCGTGCACCAGGAGCTCTCGACGAGAGGCCCGCGCACTTCGATCAGCCCGACGCCGCGAACGACTTCCGCGCGGTGGATGCAGGACCCCCACCCGAAGCGCATCGCCGCGAGTACGTTCGTGTCGCCCTCGCGCGCCGCGCGCGCGAACTCGGCGGCCCACTCGGGTCGCGCCGCGATCGGCATCTCGAGGACCTCGCGCGCCGCACGCAGAAGGCGTGCGTCTCCGAATCCCATCAGGTCACGCAGCTTCCGCATTCTGGTTCTCTCCCGGCTGCGGCTGCGGTGTCTGTTCGTCGTCGCTCGGAGCCGTCGGGCCCGCGAGCTGCTGCGCGGTCTCGACCCGACCGTCGCTCTCGTACCGGAGACCCAACCGATCCGCGCGCGCGTTGTCTTCGGCCATCTCGTTGTCGATCTCGTCGGAGTCGTACCCGTACATCGCGACCGCCATCGAGCGCGTGAGCAGGCCCGCGCGAATCGCGAGCACGATCGCTTTGATCTCCTTCTCGGGGTCGACCCACTGCCAGCCCTGCGGAACCCACTTCACCTTCCCGTACGCGCGCACGCGCTCGGCGAAGTCGGAGGGCGCATCGACCGCTCCCGAGACGACGGCCGCGGTCACCCATGCCTTCCAGATCGGGCGGTTGAACCGGAATGCGAGCACGCCGTGCTGGACCTGCTCGTGCCGGCGACGGATCTCGAGCAGCCCTGCGCGGATCGAGGAGTAGTTCACCTGCGAGAGGTTCCCGGTGAGCTGCTCGTACGTGACGTCGAGCGGACCAGCGACCTGGTGCCACTGCTCGACCATGAACTCCTTGTAGTTCCCGATCCCCGGCAGCGTCGGGAACTTCACGTCGTCGCCAGGCGGCACGCGAAGCGCGGTCCCCGGCTGGACCGAAGCAAGGAACGCCGCGACGTCTGCGGGATCTATTGCCTCTTCTCCGGTGAGGCCGCCTTCGGTCTGAGATGTGAAGAAGATCGCGAAGAACGCCGCCAGCTTCTGACGCAGCATTGTCGCGTCGTCGTACTGGTCGATCTCGTAGAGCTTGGCCAGGATCGGCGACGTGCGCGGGAGCCCGCGCAGCTGACCCGGCCGCATCGGCTCGAAGACCTGCATCACCTCGTCAGCCGGCACGCGCGTCGTTTGCACGCCGGCGTACGAGAATCGCTCGCCTGGATGCTCGCGCAGGAAGTGATAGGCGATGCGCCGACCGATCGGATCGAACTCGATCCCCTGCCGGATCCGCCGGCCGCCCACGAGATTCTCGTTCATCGTCGAGCGTAGGAAGTCGCGCTCGAGCAGCTGGACCTGCAGCGGAACCGAGAGCCCGTCGCTCGAGCGCCTCGGCCGCAGGCGCGCGAAACACTCGCCCGCTTCCCAGGTCTGCCCCATCACCAGCGCCTGCTGGCCGTAGAAGTCCGATAGCCCGTCCGCGTCCGCCTCGTCGACCCACTCGTCGAAGAGCGCGCGAAGCTCCCGCTTGAACTCGACGTCCGGACTCTGTGAGACCGGAACGACGCCGGTGCCCACGATGTTCGACACGTACCGTTCTCGCGCCGTCGCCAGGCCCGGGTTCCGACGGACCATGTCGCGTGAGCGCCGGGCAAGAATCTCTGATTCGTAGCTCGCGATCGAGTTAGCGGAATCGTTCGATGGCCACCAGTTCATCGCGCGCCGGCCTGCGCCAGCAGCGTCGTATGCCGCAGCCCGCAGCCGAAGTGGCTGGCCGTCAGCTCCGTAGAGCGTGACCTGGCGCTTCTTCATCAGACCCAGCCCTTCTGCCGCGGCGCATCGGTGAAGTTCACACGCCGCCGGAGCGTCCCCGCCGCCGCGGCGACTTCGTCCTTGCAGTAGGCGATCGCCTTCTTCAGGTCGTCGATGCTCCGATACTCGACCGTGCGTCCGTCGTGGGTGACCCGGAGCTCGCCGCTCGCGAGGGCCGACTCGAGCGCGTCGATCTGCGCCTGGGTGATCGCCATCGAGCGCTCCTAGCGTCGGAAGAAATCGATCTTCGCCGCCCCCCAGCTCTTCTGCTTTGGCGGAGCCGCTCGTGGCGCTGCCGCCGGGCGCGGCGATGGAGCAGCCTCGTCGTGCGCCGGTGGTTCGGCCACGGAGACCTCGATCTCGTCGCCGTCAGCCGGAACGTCGATGACCAGCGCCACCATCACCGAGGCCAACCGTCTAATCCGCTCGAGCTCGCGCGCGATGCGCACCTTGAAGAACTGCAGACCGTGCAGCGCCGCGTAGTTGTAGACGAACGTGTCCCACGCCTCGTTGCGTGAGCCGGACTTGATGAGCTCCCATACCTCGTATGGGAATCGCCCGCGGTCGGTCTTCGGGACCTTCTTCTCCGCGGTGAGCTGATCGAACCACTCGATCGTGCAGAACTCGAACGCCAGCTTGAGCGGCTTCGGGCAGTGGAAGTAGCCGGGCCCCTTCACGGTGATCCGAAGGCGCTTCTGCAGCGTGTCCTTCGCGGCGTTCACTCCGATGTTCCAGAGCTTGCCCTTCTTCACCTTCCGACTCGCCGCCGGCGGCCAGACTGGATCCTTCGAGCTCTTGCTGCCCTTGATCGCGAACATGAGCTGCCAGGCGCCGTCGGGCATCTTCCGACGCATGCGCGGGTTGCAGAACCCGTACGCCTCATCGGTGTGGTGACCGCCGGTGTCGACGGTGACACCGCGGATGAAGATTTCGGGTCCGAGCTCGTGCGTGCGCGGCGCCATCAGAACCGCGTCCGCGTCATCCCAGACGCGCTTGCTGCTCGGGTCTCCTGGGAGAACGTGATACTCGAGAGCCCAGCACTCCTCGCCCTCGGCCCACGCGACGACGAACAGCTCGAGGCGATCGTCCTGAACGTCGATCGCGGCAGTCAGCAGGCCCGCTGCGGCAGGGACCACGGGCTCCCCTCCCACCGTCGGGAACCGCTCGCGCCGCTTGGCCAGCCAGTGCGAGTTCAACGACTTGCCTCGGTCTTCCCACGTCTCGCCGAGCACCTGGTTGACCCATGTCTTCAGGCGCGCGGGGTCGTGTGCGACCGCGACGTGCTCTTCGGAGATCTTCCCCCAGCTGACGTTCGGGTCGAGCGAGTACGCGGCCCAGATCGCGAAGCCGACCCAACCCTCGACGCGCGACTTGGCTGTCGGGATCCACACACCGGCCTCGGTGATCTCTTCCTTGTGGCTCTCGCTGATCGCGCTGCGGCAGTGCTCGCAGAGGTAGTACGCATCGCGCGGCGAGCCCTTCGGCCATTTGATCCCGAAGTCTTTCTCGCGACCTCCCCATCGCAGATGCTGCTCGTGCCGGCAATGCGGACACGTGACGAAGAAACGGCGCTGGTCCGACTCCTCGTACGCCGCATCGATCCTCGAGCTTCCCTTCTCGAGCGGCGTGCTGCCGAGGATCAGCTTGCGACCGAAGACCGCGTCCTGCGTACGGCGCCAGGCGAGCTCGACGGGATCGCCCTCGGTCCCCGCACTCAGAGGGAACGCGTCGATCTCGTCGCAACGCGCGCGGCGTGGCCCGATTCGCCGAAACCCTCGACCTGAGTTCGCGCCGACACCCCACCAGCGACCGCCGGGGAAGGCTTTCTGCAGGATGGTGTTGTCGCTCGAGCGCGACTTCACGTCGCTGATCAGCCCGCGCAAGCACTCGTTGTGCTCGATCGTGCTGGCGATGTTGTCCTTCGAGTAGCCCTCGGCGTCCTCGACCGTCGGCTGGACGTCGAGGATGCCGCACGGATCCTGCGCGACGTGATAGGCGAAGTCGGCCTGGAGCATCGACGTGTAGCCGACGCGCGACGACTTCTTGAGCGCGACACGTTCGATTGCCGGATCGGTGAACGCGTCCATGATCCCGCGCTGGTACGACCGGGTCTTCCACTTGCCGCCCTTCTCGGGCGCCAGGTAGAAGTGAAGATCGGCCCATTCGCTCAGCGTGAGATGGGGAGGTGGTCGGAACTGCTCAGCGGCGCGGCGCCACAGGCCCTCGAGGAGGAGGTCCCCGCTCTGAATCGTTGTCATCGGCGAGATCCGTCAGCGCTCGTTCGATCAGTTCAGCGAGCCGGCGCGCCATCGCCGCCGTGAATCCCGGGATCAACGCTGCCGCCTGCGCCGGCAGCGCGCGCATCCGCGACTTGACCATGACGACCTTCGCGGCCCACGTGCGAACAACCGCAGATGCCGGCACGAGCTCGGCACGGTCGACCGCGTTCTTCAGCTCCTGGCCTTCGTTGCGCGAGCGATCGAACTTCGCCCTCTCCTGTCCCGGGTCGAGCTGCTCCTCGTCGAGGTAGATCAGCGGCAGTGCCGCGCGCGGCGAGTAGTAGATGGTCCGCCCGTCTCGTCGCGTCGGCTTCAGCCGACCCTCGAGGCGCTTCGTGATCGTCTCGCGAGCCTTCCCCGTCAGCTCGTGGAGCTGGGTGATCGAGAGCTCGCTCAGCTCGGGCTTGTGTGTCGACACGATCCCGCCGTCGGCTGCCCGACTTTCAGACGGCTATGGGCCCCCTGGATCTAGCCTAGCCGTGCGCTCCCGCGGACCCGCATGGCGTGGGGGTCGAAGAAGGACCCTCGAATCTGAGAGACGACGGGCACTTACACATCTCTGTGTTCAACTCCCCGCGATCGTTGATGATTCCGAGCGTGCTAGCTGAC